AACAACTTACTCCCATTATTCCAAAAAGCTCATAAAGAAAAGGGTAAAGAAATGGAAGCTGGTGGGGAAGAAGGTGGTGGAGAGCCAGAAGTTCAAACCGCTGGTTATAAACCAAGAGGTTCGTTCAAATTGAAAGAAGGTAAACTGATATTCGTTCAGTAACGTAACAAAAATATAATTCTGAAAAGGGTGGACATTCGTTCACCCTTTTTAGTTTCTACAAACTATTTATAACATATGGATATATTCACAGATTACATAGACCTTGTAAAACTCGGAATATCGAGTCTTGTCACACTCTTGGGTGTGTTTTTGTCTTGGTTTCTAAAATACAAGTACGGCGAATATAAACACAAGAAAGTTACCCGTGAAATTTCTCAATCAAAATTAGTCCAGACAATACTTGAACAACAACTCTACGAGTATGGATGTCAACGTGCTTTTATTCTTCAACGTCACAACGGTGGTAAATTCAAAACAGGTCGTTCTATGAACAAGTTATCAACAACCTTTGAAGCACTTGAAGAAGGAGTTAGTACAGAGTTCAAAGAATACCAAAATTTACCAACAACACTTTATTCAGGTTTAGTAGAATCTGTTTCAACCGAACGTGGTATATTCCCATCAATAGAAGACATAGATGATATACTAACAAGAGCCTTCTTCACACAACGTGGAACGAAGTCTGCTGTTGTATATCCAATTATGCGTGGTATGGAACTGATGGGTATGGTTGGATTCGAATGGACACATAAGTCCAAAAACATGGAGAGTTCTTTTGTTGAACTCAAACACGACGGTAAAGTTATAGGAGAAACCCTTTCTAAATTATTGTAGGAGTTTTTATGATAAATCAAAACGCAGAAGAATACATTCTCGAAGAAGAAGTCGCAGGTATTGAAGTTTCAGGTATAAAGAAAGGGAGGAGACAAATAAAAAACAAGATACATTTCAACTTATCGTTGAATGCAGAACAAAAAGAAGTAAAAGCAAATATACTGAGAGATACCATCTCTGTTCTAACAGGAAAAGCTGGCTCGGGCAAAACACTACTAGCAACACAAATTGCTCTTGAGTATCTTTTCTATCGTGAAGTTGAACGAATTATCATTACAAGACCAACAGTATCTAATGAAGATATTGGATTCTTACCCGGTGATATAAAAGAAAAGATGAATCCGTGGGTTGCTCCAATTCATGCAAATATGTATATGTTATATGGTAAGCCAAAGATTGACAAATTCATAAATGAAAATATCATTGAGATTGCACCGATTTCATTTCTTCGTGGTCGAACGTTTGTAAATGCGTGTGTTATTGTTGATGAAGCCCAAAACGTAACAAAGTCACAGATGGAGATGATTCTTTCCCGTCTCGGTACAAATTCCAAGATGTTAATCTGTGGTGACGTAACACAAACAGACCTAAAGAACAAGAAAGACTCTGGTTTCCCATATTTATTTAATATGGTCAACTCTGTTCCTGGTCTTGGTGTGTATGAACTAAAAACAAATCATCGCCATCCAATAGTTGACAATATATTGAACTATTTTGAAGAACAGAAATAAGAGAAATAAATGATAGAAATTCCTATCTGGCCTGGCAGTTCAAGTTTTACAACCGGTAGTACACCATTCGGAACATTCGATTCTGATGCAAGATTTCAATCAGATATTGATGCATTTGCAGATTGGTGTGCTAAGAGAATGGGTTATCCGATAGTGGATATTGAATTACAAGACGTAAACTTTTACGCTTGTTTTGAAGAAGCAGTTTATGAATATTCTTACAATGTGAATCAATTCAATATTCAACAGAATCTATTGAGTATAATGGGTACTCCCACAAATAACAACTTGACCCATGAACATATATCTACGAACATGGGTGGGTTGATTCAATTGGCTACTGAATACGGCACGGAAACATTTACAAATGGAAACGTAAACTTTTATACAGCCTCAATTGATGTATTTACTGATAAACAAACTTATAATCTGAATACTCTAATACGAGATGTTCATAAACCAACAGGTTCTATTGAAATAAAGAAGGTTCACCACTATGCACCACCAGCATCTATTCGTTTCTATGACCCATACTTGGGTAATCAGGCGATGTTAGATACGTTCGGCTTCGGTGCATATTCAACAGGTGTTTCCTTTATGTTGATGCCTATGTATGCTGACTTACTTCGCATTCAGGCAATTGAGTTCAATGATTTGATGAGAAAGTCGTCATATTCTTTTGAGTTAATAAACAATCAACTTAGAATATTCCCACGACCTGTCAGAGATTTCAAATTGTGGATTGAGTATATTGTAAAAGAAGAACGTTCTAACCCATTGAAATATCAACCAATATCTGGTTCTGGTGTAACAGGGCTCGTTTCCGATATGTCTAATGCTCCATATGATTACATGGTATATTCAAACATAAATTCGGTTGGACACAGTTGGATCTATAATTACGGACTTGCATTGGCAAAAGAAATGTTGGGTTATGTTCGTGGTAAGTATGGAAGTATTCCAATTCCAAACGGTGAAACAACACTAAATGCATCGGACTTACTAAGTGCCGCTTCAACGGAAAAACAAGCTTTAGTTGAACAACTTAGAACAATGTTGGACACGATGACCCGTTCCAAGTTACTTGAAGCAAAACGACTTGAGGTAGAGGCACTTGGTGTTTCACTAAATGCAACTCCTTTGAAAATTTACATAGGATAAATCCATGCCACTATTTCATGGACAACGAGATGCTTCTTTAGTTCACAAGTTCAATACCGAATTGATTGTGGATATTATAGATACCGAAGTTGCTTTGTACAAACTTTCATTAGAAAATACAAAAACAAATATCTATGATGAATCTGATAAAAAAGTGTATCATCAGCCAATAAAGATACCGTCGCTTATCAATCGTCAACCACAGACATTCGAAGGCACAGAGTTTGGACAAGACTATACTCAGGTTTGTGATTTTGGATTTATTCGAGAAATTCTAAAAGACGTTGAAACGTATATTGAAGTCGGTGACGTAATAGAATATAATGGGGAATACTGGGAAATAGATGCCATTCAAGAAAATCAATACTTCGGTGGTAAGAATCCTGATTATTCTTTTGCAACGGAAAGATGGGGTCACAATGTTTCTATCATAGCCAATACACACTTGACAAGACGTTCTCGTATCAATATTGAAGAAGTTCGTTCCGCTCCAAGAGTTTCTGAAAACAATAATTTACCGGACAACATATAATGCCAAAAAATTCATCGCCATATCGTAAACCACCTGTACGAAGAACCATAGATTCTTTTATAGATGACAAAAATATTGAAGAACGTCCACGGATTGATTTGGGTAAATCAAGACATACTCAAACTCGTAGAGACAAGGATAGAACGAAATCAATAGGGATTACTCTATATGATATAGATTTTGCAGTAAAATCGTTTATAGATAATTCAATGCTACTCAGAGTGGATGATAACGGTGAATCAATTGTAGTTCCAACCCTTTATGCAAATTCTGAAAAATGGGCATCAATACAAAGAAACGGTTATCTAAAAGATAAAAAAGGAAAAACATTGGTTCCACTCATCACATTTAGACGTTCAAGTGTGAATATGAAAAGTGAGTTGAGACGGAATAAAGTTGCTACAACAAATCAACTTGGTTACGTTCTAAAACAAAAATATAATAAGAACTCACCATATGACAAATTTTCTACACTATATGGTGTAAACGATAGAAGTGTTCAGGAATATATTATAACACCAATACCCGATTACGTCGATGTTTCGTATGATTTTATTGCTTGGTGTGAATACCAAAATCAATTGAATTATATTGTAGAACAATTTGTATATTTCACTGGTCAATCTTTTGGTGAAAGAAATTCTCTGAAGTTTTCTACAAATGTGGACTCTTTCACGATGGAGGACAATAATACAACTGGTCAAGACAGGGTGGTGAGATGTTCATTCCAAATAACTGTTCATGGTTATTTACTTCCAAAAAATGCCGGAACTGATATTACAACAAAAAGATTTATTGGACCAAATAGAGTTACATTCGGTACCGAATCTTATCCTAATTTATCAACCGCAATAAGACAAAATGATTCAAGATTTGATAGTGGAATGAACTCGGATGAATATGAGAAATACTTGGACTTACAACGAAGGCTAAATGATCTCACAGAAATATCATTGAGAAATAGTCCAGATGTGTATCCTACGGAAAATGATTGATATTTATTACTATAGTTACGTTTTACAATAATAGAAGAGGTTTTTATGTCAGACAATATATCAAAAGAATTTCAAGCCGAAGATATTCAAGCTGTGAAAGATTTACAATCAAGATACGCAACTAACACGGCACAGATTGGTCAAGTAGAAGTGGAACTACACTTATTGAAAAGAAGATTATCTCAAATTGAAGAAATGCGAGTAAACCTTTTTTCAACCTATGATGAACTTCAAAAACAAGAAAAGGAGTTGGTTGCTTCCTTGAATGAAAAGTACGGTGACGGTGTTCTTGACTTAGATTCTGGTAAATTTATACCATCTGATCAATAAGTTTGAGTTTTTTTACTCATATTTATAGTAGAGATAATTACACAATTTTTTGGAGATAAATAGTGGCTAATGAAAGAATTGTAAGTCCTGGCGTGTTTACGGTAGAAAAGGATCTTTCGTTCTTACCACAGGGAATTGCACAGATTGGTGCAGCACTTATCGGACCAACAATGAAAGGTCCGGCATTTGTTCCTACGGTAGTTCAAGGATATAATGACTTCGTAACACATTTTGGTGGAACATATGAGCAATCGTATCTTCCATATACTGCTAAAAGCTATCTGAATAATGCTGGTAGTGCAACGATAGTTCGTGTACTCGGTTCAGGTGGTTATTCCTTGTTGTACCCACTTGCCGTGGTTGCAACTGGTTCGTATGGAAAGAGATTGATTTCTCTTCTACACCCTACTTTTGTTGTAACGACTGAAGCTACAGCATTGTTTGAGAAATCTACTCTTGCTTCAAATGCAAGTGGTTCATTTGTCATTAGAGTTTCTGGTTCATTTGGAACAGATAACTCGGCTTTTACAGGAAATGCTGTTAGTGAAAACGGAACACCGTTTAGTTCATCAATTGACCCTGAATCAACTGCATTTATTGGAAACCTTTACGGATACAATCCATATGGAACACACGCAGTTTATAACTATGTGAATTTCAAATGGGCTGCTTCAGCATCATTGGCCGCGGACCCAACTACAAGAATTATATTGGAAAGTGGTTCTGCTGCTTCACCATGGCAATTCACTAATGATTACCTCGAAGCTTCTACTCCGTGGATAACTTCTCAAAAAATTGGTGGTGCTGTAACGGACCTCTTCAAGTTCCATACACTTTCACACGGTATTCATTCTAATTATGAAGTGAAGGTTGGTATTGCAAATGTTCGTCCAGCTGGTACAATCGCTGGTTCTGAATATGGTGACTTTGATGTTGTAGTTCGTTTTGTGGATCAATCAAAGCTCCCACAAACTCCATTTACATCAGAAGATGATGACCTCCGTCCAAATGTGGTAGAACAATTCAAGTGTAACCTTGACCCTAACTCACCACGTTATATCGCTAGAGTAATTGGTGATAGATACATCACAATTACAGATGAAGGAAAGGTTGTTGTAAATGGTGATTACTCTAACAAGTCAAAGTATATCCGTGTAGAGGCAACTGAAGCTGTTTCTAACGTTGCTATTTCTCCGTCACTTGTTCCTTTTGGATTCCGTGCACCTTACTCACCAATCCCACTTAGTTCGGATGGTAGTGTTGGATTCTCACAACCAAGTGCAGCAACATATGTATCGGCCCAAACAGTAGGTGGTTCATATAACCGTAGAGTATATTTTGGATTTAGCTACGATTTCGATACAACAGACAACTTCAACTTCTTACGTCCGTTGCCTGTTGCTTCATATTTGACAACTGGTTCAAATGCAGACTTCTATCTTGGTGATTATAATCAAGCTGCTGGGGCAAACTTCCCATCATCTGCAACTGGATATAGTTCGTCAATCGACCTTACTGTAAACACTGCTCTTGATACACGTAAGTTCATGATTCCATTCCAAGGCGGATTTGATGGTCACAAGCCACACCTCCAAAAGAAGACCGGAACATACATTCTAAACACAAATACACAGGGATTCGATATATCAACAACTTCTGCTGATGGATATGTTTCATATAAGAAGGCAATTGATGCGGTATCTAACCCTGATGAATTTGACATCAACATGATTGTAACACCAGGTGTTGTTCACTCGTTGCACTCACCAATCACAACATACGCTAAGGATGTTTGTGAAGACCGTGGTGATGCTTTCTATGTGATGGACTTGATTGGCTACAACGATAACATCAATACTGCTGTTTCAACAACAGAAGGATTTGATTCTAACTATGTTGGAACATACTATCCGTGGGTTAAGATTCTTGACTTCGATAGAAACAAGCCAATTTGGGTTCCACCTTCAGTTGTTCTTCCTGGTGTTATTGCATTCAACGACCGTGTTGCTGCTGAATGGTTCGCACCAGCTGGTCTGAATCGTGGTGGTCTCACAGAAGTTATCGAAGTGAAGACACGTCTAACACACGCTGAGCGTGATACCCTTTATGAAGCACGTATCAACCCAATCGCAGTATTCCCATC